CTAGCAGATCAAAACAAACACTTCATCTAAGAAAGAGGAACAAAATGCCACTACCAGCAATAGCAGCAGCAGTAGCAGTTGCTGCCAGAGTTGCAGCAGCAGCAGCAGCCAAAGCCGCCACAAAGAAAGTTGTCAAGAACGCAGCAAAAAAAGTTGTCAAAACCACAGCAAAAAAAGCCGCCCCAAAAGTGGCAAAGAAACTTGCTGAACCTAAGTCGGCAGTTAAAACTATTTTACCTCGTGGTAGTGCGGACCGAAGTCTTAAAAATAATATTGCAACCAGGGATGCACGTCTAGCAAAAGATGGTACAGCAGCACAGTTTGGTGCGTCCGCCGCAAGGCAAGAAGCCCTAAGAAAACAGGGCGCATACAAGCCAGCAAAAGTTATTAAGATTAAGGGAAAATAAAATGCCAATGAAGCCAATAATGAAAGCAAAGCTTAGGCCAAAGCCAAAGCCAAAGCCAAAGCCAAAGCCAACAGTAAAGCCTAAGACAAAGCCAACAAGAAAACCCGATGCTACAGAGGTTCCAGGTTTTAAGTTTGGCGCAGGAACACAATAACAACTTTAAGTAAGGAAACTAAGTGCTAACACCCAAAGAAGTTAACGATAAGTTAGGTCGACTGCAGACCAAATTTGCTGCACGCGATCAACGTATGCGTGATGTTCTTTCGGTACGTCAGGGAGATCTATCAAAGGTCTATCCTTCGATGTTTTCTGAAGACTACCCAAAGCCACTCGTTGCTAACTTTATCGACGTCGCAGCACGTGACCTAGCAGAAGCAATGGCACCACTGCCATCATTTAACTGTTCTGCATCTAATATGGTATCTGATACTGCACGACGTGCAGCTGATACTCGTACTCGCATTGCTAACTTTTATGTATCTGTATCTGAACTTCAGTTGCAGATGTATGAAGGTGCCGACTGGTACAACACCTACGGTATGGCTATTGGTACAGTTGAGATGGATTACGATTCAAACAACCCACGCATTCGCATTCTTAACCCTTGGGGTGTTTACCCAGAGGTAGATCGCTTTAGTCGCGTAGTATCTTTGACTCAAGTTCTCTCAACAGATACTGAAACTCTTTGTGCTAAGTACCCTGAGTTTGCCGATACAATCCTTGCTAAAAATAACTACCAGCCAGGTAGCCCATACATTACTATGGTTCGCTACCACGACGCTGAGCAAGACTTAATCTTTTTACCTGAGCGCAAGAACCTAACACTTGCACGTACACCAAACCCTATTGGTAAACCACTAGCAGTATTAGTACAGCGTCCATCATTAGACGGACAGCCACGTGGTCAATACGATGATGTGTTAGCAGTACAACTTGCTCGTGCTCGCTTTGCAATCTTACAGATTCAAGCAGCTGAAAAGTCTATCCAAGCACCTATTGCTATCCCACAAGATGTGCAAGAGTTGGCACTTGGACCAGACTCAATTATGCGTTCGTCTCAACCACAAAATATTCGTCGTGTTGGGTTAGACTTACCACCTGGAATATTTACAGAATCAGGGGTGCTAGAACGTGAACTTCGCCTTGGCGCTCGTTACCCTGAAACCAGATCCGGAAATACCACTGCAAGTGTCATTACTGGTCGTGGAGTACAGGAACTACAGGCTGGTTTTGATACACAAATTAAATCCGCACAAGCTCAATTCGCTAGAATGTTTGCTGATCTTATCGGCATCTGCTTTGAAGTAGACGAAAAACTATTTCCAAATGTACAAAAGACAATCAAGGGTTCAGAAGATGGAACACCTTACGTTCTAAAGTACACACCATCTCGTGATATTAAAGGCGAGTACGGCTTAGATGTTCGTTACGGCATTATGTCAGGTATGGACCCATCACGTGCAATCATTGCATTGCTACAGATGCGCTCTGACAAGTTAGTCTCACGTGACTACGTACGTCGTGAGATTCCAATGGACCTTAATGTTTCTCAAGAAGAACAACGTGTAGACATTGAAGAGATGCGTGATGCACTTCGTGTATCTGTTGCTCAATATGCTCAAGCAATTCCAGCCCTTGCTGCGCAAGGACAAGACCCATCACTTATTGTTACTCGTATTGCAGAAGTAATTAAGGGTCGTCAAAAGGGATTGTCTTTAGAGACAATCATAGAAAAAGCATTTGCTCCAGCACCACCACCACCTGTGCCAGATATGGCAATGGCAGGTGGACCACAACTTCCAGCAGTAGGTGCGCCGACCGCTCCTGCCTCGCAGCAACCTCCACAAGAACAAGCTGGTATGGCCCCTGCTGCTGGTCAAAAACCCGATATAGCACAACTACTAGCCGGATTATCCGGCGGCGCAGCATAACCGAAGGAGGTGCAAATATGAATAAAGGATCACACGCTCCAGCTCCAGTACAACCAATTAAGGTTGACACTAAAGCAGGATCAGTAAAAGGTGGCAAGGTTGACTTCGGTTATGCCGGAACTCCAAAGCCAGGCAAAAAGGCAAAGTAATTCTACTGAAAGGTGTACAGGGTGATAAACGATAACGATAAAGTTCCTCGCCCTGTACGCCGGACAGATTTTTTAGTTATCTTTGCTTCTTTTTTATGGAATATAACACAAGTATTTGAATCACTAATGTCAGAAATTTATGAACTATCGATTTACCACGCCAATCATAAAACCAAAGTTAATAAAGCTTGGGAAGATATGGCTAACGATTTAGAAAACTTACAGGAGGACAAATGACAACTGCGCCAATGAATCCATTAGCAGGTGCATCAGGTCCTGGTAAGTACGCTGTACGTAGCGACAAACTATCTATGGGATCTACAGGATACGGTGAAGGTGTTGATACACAGGCTATTAAGTCTGGCGCTCCGCTTGGAACTACTCCTGATGTTAAAGGTCAAGCCCCATCAAAGTTTCGTGAAGATTTAGCAGGGGCGCAATCACCTGTTACAGAATTATTTGCACCAACTAATCGTCCAAATGAACCAATAACATCAGGTATTGATATGGGAGCAGGTCCAGGTGCTAATGCACTAATGATGACTAAGATGACTGCAAAAACATCTGATACATTAGTAAAAATGTTGCAATTTGATACAAGTGGTGAAATAGGAATTCTTTATCAACAAGCTCTAGCGCGAGGTGACTAATGGCTGATAACTTAAAAGCAGCAGCATTTGCCGCTGGTTTAAGTGATGCACAGCGTCGTGAAGTTGAGGCTATTAACAAGACTCTTTCAGTTCATAGAGAACTATCAAATCTTCCTGAAGCAATTGCAGCACAATCATATAATTCAAAAACTCCTTTACAACAAGATGCTCTTAAAAAAGCAGCAGGCGAAGACGCTGCGCCATCTCGTGGATGGTTTGGAACTACTTGGCATTACACGGGTAATCAAGTATTAAAAGCACTTACCGAAGCTGGAGATCTTACTACTCGTCTTTATAGAACTACTGCTATTGCTAATAAGCAAATACCTATTGGAAGTTCTGAATACTACTTACCTAAAAACTGGGGAGTATTAGCAGATGCTTGGGATGTAGCCAATGATAAAGGTGAAAAAGTATTAGACCAAAATCGTATCGAAAAAGCACGCAAACGTTTTGGTGATGCAACAATTAGTGTTGCTATTCGTGTATCTGCTGGAGATTCCTTAGATAAAATTATTACAGATGCAACAGAAGAAGAAAAACAAGTTGCTCGTGTAGCACAAAAAGGTTTTAAGTCAGAAACAATTAACGGTAGTTTGTTTCAAGATGCACTAGATGCAGTTGCAGCAGCCAAGTATTCACCTGGTCGTCAAGTTGCTAACGCTTTATTGCCAGGGCAACTAGAGGGTTCAGGTCTTTTTTACAAGCCTATCTCTGGAACAGTTGATTTAGCATTTCGTGTATTAGCAGATCCAACACTTATACTTGGCAAAGCCAAGCGTACTTGGGATGCGACAAAATATGCTCTTGATGTTGTCATCGGTAAAAATACAGTTGAAGAAGTATTTACTAATCCTAAAGTTGCAAGTTTTTGGAATACCTACGGTGCTCAAGTAGATGAACTTAAAAAGGCTAAAGATGCTGGAGATACAGTCAAGGCTGTAGCAGCAACTAATCAATTAAAAATTCTTGCTCCTGAGTTTGGACCAGCAGTTGTTAAGTCTTTGGTTGAAGCTGAAGTACCTGTTACTAATGCTTTGACTGCTAAAGCATTTTTTCAGAACGCTAAGCAAACAGATGAAATGATGAAGGGCCAGATTGGTCGCAAGCGTGTGCTTATGCCACGCCTTAATAAGACACGTCAAGCACGTGTAGTTGTTGCTACTACAGCAAATAAAATATTTAACTTAGATCGTATGGGTGCTAAGTTTGTTGACAACCTATTCTTTGGTGTAGCTGCTACAGATGATGGAATTGCACAGCAACTTATTAACGGACAAAAACAAATTGTTGCCGCAGTGCAAGCTGATTCAAAGACCAAAGGCGTTGCTCGTTTTTCAATGGCAATGGTACAAAAACGTTTAGATAAGTTTAAGGCTAAGTTTGAAGCAATCCCATTTTTTGATAGCAATGTTTTAGATGTAACAGCAAAAAATGCACCAAGCAAAATTTATCAACTAGCACGTTTAACATTACCTCAACGTGAGTCTAAGTTGATTGCACAGGCATTTGAAAACTCTGCAGTAGGACGCAAGAAGGAAATTTTCTACGGTTTACAGGGAACCATTCTTGATCTTCGTGGTGCTTCTGCAACAAAAGAAGCCCGTGAAATTGCACAACGTGCTCAAGGAAAAACAAATGCTATGTATGCAGCTCGTAATCCAGATGGTTACAATCCATCAGTATTACCAGATGGTGAATCTATCGGCCTTATTCCATCTGATTTCTCTAACTTTGTAACAACTTTAAGCGTTAAAGATATTGATAGATTAACTGCTCGTAGTGGTTGGATTCAACGCGCTATTGGAGTCGGTCATTCTGACTGGGTTGAAAAAATGACTAGCCTTTGGTCTTTTGGAACCCTTGCCGGTCCTCGTTATGCTTTGCGTAATGCAACAGAAGATTTACTTGTCCACCTTGCTATCGGTGAATCTCCTTGGGGATTGATAAAAGGTCGCGCTCTATCAACACGTTTGCGTACAGCACGTGGTGTAGAAAAAGGTTTAACTAGAGTACAGAAATCTTCAGCTAACCCTTTGGGTTCAGTTATTCGTTTTGTTAATAAGAAGGAAGCAGATAACTACGCAGCAGAAATTGCTGCTGCTAATGGTAATATTAAAGTAATTCGTGAAATTACAGCAACTGCTCTTAATGAAGGAAAGATGGCTCGTTTTTATGGACGCGTTGGATTAGGTAAGTTTTCAAAAGAAGACAAAAATCTTTTAGCAGAGCAAATTAGATACGGCGATCTTGACAATGCCCTTATGGATGTTGTCGAGGGTGCCAAAAATGCTTTTACTGGTATTGACCAGTACACAAAGGCTATTGCTATTACACGTAGAAATAAAGTTCGCACAGCAGAACTTCAATACGATATGGGCGCAGGTTTCAAACGCGCTAAAGGAACTAAAGGCTTTGATGAAATTAAGCCAGATGTTGTTAACGAAGGATCTTTAGTTGCTTGGGTTATGCGTATTGGTTACTATGCAAACGATGCTTTAGGTGGCATTGCTATTGCTAACTTGCGTGATGAAAAAACAGCACTTGTTAAAATTATGAAGTGGATGGACGAACATCCAGAGATTATGTCTCAGGCTCGTATGGAAGAACGTGGCATTAGCCAAGCAGAACACGCTAAGCGTTTATACGATTCTGCTAAACAACTCTTTGTTAAGCGTGATGGCGTAACTATTAACGATGATCTTTTATCAAAAGTTCGCACCCTTGGTGATGATGGAGAGTATCGCGTTGCAGGAAAGATAGGTCTTGATGATCTACCTATCAACAATGCAGATATGCCTGATTACATCATTGGACCACAACTTGTATCTATTTCAGACTCTGGTAACTACACATCATCTTTGATGGAGTGGGGGTGGGACTGGTTAGGTAACTCTAATGCCCGTCTATCACGTGAACCTATGGTTCTATCTGAAATGATTAAATTGCGTAAGCAATTCAAAGTATCTGGATTTGATGAAGCATTCATTGCTTCTTACAAAAAAGGGATTACTAGCGAATCAGGTTTAGCCAAAGCAGATATTGTTGCTCGTAAAAAATTAGCAGAGATTGTAGAAGACAGAGCAAGATTACAAATCCTTGCATATGTTGATAATCCTGCAGTACAAACACAGTTTGCTTTTTCAATTCGTAACTTTGCACGTTTTTATCGTGCCACTGAAGACTTTTATCGTCGCTTTTATCGTACAGTACGCTTTAACCCAGAGTCAATTCGTCGTGCATCATTAACATACGAAGGAATTACGCATTCAGGTTGGGTACAAAATGACGATCAAGGTCAACCATATTTTATTTACCCTGGCACAGAGCACGTTTATCGTGTAGTTCAAGGAGTAATGCAAGCATTTGGTGTACCTGCTGAATTTAAGGTACCAATGCCAGTGCAATTTGGAGCACAGATCAAGATGCTTACACCATCTTTGAATCCTGAGTCTATGGTTCCTACATTTGCAGGACCATTATCAGGTATTTCCTTTAAGGTTGCAGCAAACCTAGTTGATATCTTTAATCCAGGTGCAGCAGACACTATTACTAAATACACAATGGGTAAATATGCAATAGATCAATCATTTGTATCGGCATTCTTACCAGCACATATTAACCGTATCTATCAAGCAATGGGTAAAGATGAGCGCGATGGTCAATACGCATCAGCTATGCGTAAGGCTATGACTTATCTTGAAGCATCTGGCAATGGTTTAGAACAAAAGTTTGATGCAGATGGGGTAACTCCAATACCGCCAAGCGTTGGTGATCTTAATGATTACCGTGAACGCTTAAATAACATTACACAGTCTATCTTAGGTCTTCGTGTTGTATATGGATTTGTGGCACCTGCTACAGCATCTATTCAACTTAAGTCTGAAATGTCTGACTGGGTACGTGAGAATGGCAAGGCAAACTTTAAGCAGGTTTGGTACGGCTTGCTTGATAAGACCGGTGATTATGACACTGCTATGAAAGAATGGGTGCGTTTATTCCCAGATCAGATTCCATTTACCATTTCAGAATCAGAGCGTTCAACTGTTGCATACTTTCGCTATGCAGATGAATCAGGTAAATTTGTTGATGAAAATGCAACATTATTTAAGTCTTACCCACAAGCTGCATCATTCTTAATTCCTCACAAGTCAGGTTACTCTTGGTCTGCTTACAAGACTATGACAGATATGGGACTTCGTCGCAATAAAACAGTATCTGACTTCCTACGTGAAGTGCAGACTGCTGCAGATATGCAAACATATTATGCCAAAAAGAATGAGTACGAAACAAATTTAGAGGCAGTAGGAACAGACTTTGAACGCAGTCAATTGCGTAATGAGTGGACTGGTTGGGCTACAAACTTCAAGCAATTCCGTCCTTTAGTTCAAGAAGAACTATCACAGGGTGGCAAGAAAGCCGTTGAGCGTATGAAAGCACTCAATGACTTGCAGAAAATGCTTAATGATAATAATGCACGCAAGTCATCTCCTAAGACATTTAATGTTCTTAAGCAGATGTCTGATTTATATACATCATATAAAGAAAATGCAGATGCTCTTGACCAGTTCTCAGGATCTCAAATCTTAAAGGACTCAGAAAAAGAATCAACCATTATCCGTATGCGTGAACTTTCACAATACAACGAGAATACCTTGAGTGCATATAACGTACTCTTCAGCAGATTATTAGGAGATTAAATTGGCACAAGTAACGCTAACGGACTTTCTCAAGAATCTTTATTCTGCCGACGATAAAACACGTTTAGCAATTGCCAACGATCTTAAGAAGGCAGGTTTTCTTAAAGGTACAGCAAGTGGTAAACAACAAGACTTTCTTAAACTACAAAATGCAATCATTGATGCAGAAAAAGAAATTGCTCAGTTAAAGACTGTTGCTGGTGAGATTGATCGTGTAACCTATTACAAGACTCGCAAGGCTGAACCTGAATCTGGTACGGTTGGTGCTGGATCTAGTTTTAGTACTCAAAAAACAACACGAGTAACTAACCCAACTGATGCAACTGCTCTTATCAATAATGTATTTAATGCCAAGTTTGGACGACCAGCAACTGCTGCTGAGATAAAAGAGATTAAGCCTCAACTTGAAAAGGCTGAAAAAGCTGCACCTGTTACAACTAAGTACAAAACAGTCAACAATATAACAACAGCAGATACTGTGGGTGGAATAGACGCAGAACAGTTTGTTCTTAGTCTTGTTAATAAAAACCCTAAACTTAAACTTGAAGCAAATAAGATTAAGAAGACCGCGCCAGATGTATTACAGCGTGGAGAAGAAAAGAAGATTTACGACGAAGCAATTATAGGTATGACACCTGCACAGATTGTTGATTTTAATAAGACATCTAGTTATGGTCGTGGAATAGACAGCACAAAGTCTACTATTGCAGAATATGCTACTAGCGTAGGTGCTGAGTTAGATGATGCAGGTCTTAATCAACTAGCCAAAGAAGTTTACGATGCTTCATTAGAAAACAACACAGTCAAGATACGTGAGTTTGTACGTGGCAAGTTAAATGTTACGCCAGGTAAAACAGCAAAAGGTGAAGCAGGAAATGCTTTAGCAGATCTAAGAAAGACTGCTACTGCTAATGGCCTTGATTTAGATAAGGTTTTTGGTTCAAGCCTTGGTTCTTGGATACAAAACATTGATAAGGGCGAATCTATTGATACGTATAAGCGTCTTATTCGTAACACAGCTAAAATTGGTATGCCAGCAAACATTGCATCTATGCTTGATAATGGTGTAGACCTAGAAGCAGTTTACTCACCATACAAAAATATTATGGCATCTGTACTAGAAATAAATCCAGAATCAATTACTCTTAATGATCCAACGTTACGCTCTGCTGTTACAGGTGATAAAGAACTTCCTATCTATGAATTTCAACGTCAACTTCGCAAAGATACACGTTGGCAATACACCAATCAGGCTAAAGAAGAGACGTCTGATATTGCACTTAAAGTCCTTCGTGACTTTGGATTCCAGGGGTAAATAATGGCTAGTCCAGACGCAAGAAATGAAGCACGCTTAGCAGAGGCAGCAAAACCTACTGCAGCACAAGTTCGTGGTATGAACTATACTGCTCAAGCAAAAGCCAATGCTGCAGCAAAGATTAAAGCAGATAAACAAGCTGCAGAAGATAAGTATTATACAAAAGTACTTGCTAGTGGTAAAACACAAGCGCAGATTGATGCCCTACGTGATTCTTATGATACCGTTAATATAATCAATCAAAATGACCCAGTTAAAGGTGCATCGATTGACCGTACTACTGGCAAAGTAACAAGTTTTGTTGATACCAATAAAGTTAATAATAACAATAACAACAACAATAATAACAATAATAACAACAATGCACCTTCACCTGATGCAACTACATACACTGCACCTGATGGAAAAATCTTTACAGACCTTAATGCCTATAACGCATACATTGCTCAAGTAAAGCAAGAAGAAAAGA